TAAGTCATTATTGATTCTTCAGTAAAAACTTTTATAATTGCTCTTTCTGAATTAATATCTTCAATTACCACCAATAAATCTAAATAAAATCTACCACTCGCTGACCTTTTATAATTCCAATTACTAAATGCTAGACTATCAGAAAAGGCAGATTACTTAGAGAATGCAGAAGAACAAATATGGTCATTATTTGCTAAATGGCAACAAAAGGAATGGAATGGTAGTGTAAATTATCCTGATACTTTTGATATTAGAGATTGGGCGAATGATCTGCAATATTTACAAATGGCTAAAGCTAGTGGGATTAAATCAGAAACTTTTAATAAAGAAATTGATAAACAAATAGCTGAAACAGTTATAGACGATAACGAAACTATAAAAACTATAAATGACGAAATAGATTCTATGCGAACAGTAAGAGGACAGTTTCAAACAACAGAAGTTGAGGGAGAAACAGTTGGCGAGGAAAGTTAAAAAAGATAAAAAAACTAAAATACCAAAAAAATATTTATCTGGATTAAAAGGTGCTAAAAGAACTAAAAGAGCAAATTTATTAAAAAAGGTAAGTGCTTTATATAAGTCAGGTGCATATATTCCAATGTCATTGTTAAAAAAAAGGACTAAAGCATAATGGCTAGTAAATTTAGGAAACCTTTATCAGCAAAGACTTTAGCAACACTTAGAGCAAAAGCTAAAAAATCTAAATTATTTAATTTAACTGATTTGAAATCTAGTTTTCGTAGAGGGCAAGGTGCTTTTTTAAGTGCAGGCTCAAGACCTAAAATACCAATGAATGCTTGGGCGATGGCGAGAGTCAACAAACTTATAAGCAGAGGAAGGTCTGGAACATTTGATAAAGATTTAATTAAAAGAGCCACCAAAAGAAAACGTAAATGACTGTATGCAGAAACCTAAAAAAATATGTATTATTTGTAAGGTGTATTTAATTGAAGTCTTAACAGATGTTTATAAATGTCCAGTTTGTAGAATGATTGTAAATGAAAGGTTAGATGAAAAAAGTAAATGGCAGAATATCAAGGAAGAAAAGTAAATTTAAATAAACCTTTTAGATTATCAACATCAGAATCAAAAAATAAAAAATTTGGTGTTTATGTAAAAAATAAAGAAACTGGTCGTGTTAAGAAAGTTACTTATGGAGCAAGGGGAATGTCTATAAAGAAAAATATTCCTGCAAGGCAAAAATCTTTTTTAGCTAGAATGGGTGGTGTACTTAAAAAGGTCAAAGGGCAAAAAACACTTTCACCTGCATACTGGTCTATTAGAGCTTGGAAAAAAAGTTCGACTTTGTAAATGTCTAAAATATTAGAAAAATTAGCTGATCAACATGAAGAACGTATAATAAATGTATTATATCGTCTAGAAGATGATATTATAAAAGAAGTAACAAAAGCAACTAAAGGTCAGCTTGTATCACAAAGATTAGCTATCCAATTACAACCGAAACTAAGAACAGTTATAGAAGCAACCTTTTTAAATGAAGCTGATTTAATTATAAATGAAGAATATAATAAAATTGCTAAAGTTGTTTTAGATACATTCAAAGAAATGCCAATACCTAATAAATTTAAAAATCTTACAGAAATAAATCTTTCAACCATCAATGCACTTAAAAGCCAATCGTTTAGTGGGTTTGAAGATATAGCCGAACGATTTTTAAAAATTATCAATGATGAAGTTTATCAAAGTACAATCGCAGGGAGACCTTTTGATGATATGGTTAAAAATATAAGGCAACACATAAATGGTGTGTACCAAAAATCAAACACTCGTGAGATAAATGAATTAGTTGATTTTATTAACGAGAATAAATTTGATAACTCAAAGTTTAAACTTGTAGATGAAGCAGTAAGGAAATTACATACACAATATGCTTCTGATAGAGCAGGAAATAATTTAAGGAGGTATGCTAGTCAAATAGCTCACGACTCTGTAATGCAGTTTCATGGACAGTTTACAGTTTCAAAAGCAAAAGAGTCTGGACTCAAGCATTATCGTTATACTGGCACACTTGTAAGGGACAGTAGACCTTTTTGTCAAAACATGTTAAATAAGACATTAACCGAAAAAGAGATTCGGGATATTTGGAATAATCAAGGTTGGTCTGGTAAATCAACTGGCGATCCTTTTATAGTGAGGGGTGGTTATAGATGCAGACACACTTGGATTCCCACCAACCCAGATTGGGATATATAGGAGCAGTAAATGGAAGAAAATAAAGTTGAGCCAACAACTGAAACTCAAGAAGAAGCCAAGGTAAAAGAAACAGAAGTTAATGAAAAAACTTACAATGTAGATCAAGTGCAAGATATGGTAAAAAGGCGATTAGCACAAGAAAGAAGCCAAATTTATCAAAAACTAGGTGTTGAAGATTTAGATATTGCAGTTAATGCAATAAAAATACAAAAAGATACTGAAGAAAAGCAAAAAATACAAAAGGGTGAGTTTGAAGAAATTTTGAAAACTAAAACCCAAGAATGGCAAAATGAACGTAATAATTTAGAAAATCAACTCAAAGATATTAAAATAAATAAATCATTATTGGAATCAGCTTCCAAAAACAAAGCCATTAATCCAACACAAGTTGTAAGTCTTTTACAACCACAAATGAAACTAAATGAAACTGGTAATGTAGAAATACTTGATTCAAAGGGATTAACAAGGTATAACAACAATGGGGAACTTTTATCGACTGACGAGTTGGTGCAAGAGTTTTTAACACAGAACCCACACTTCGTTACTGCTACACCTAGTGGTAGTGGCTCGGTGTCAAATGTGGATAGGTCAGAACTTTCAAAGCCTTTAAATTTGAGTGATTTAGATATGAATAGTCCAGAGGACAGGAAAAGATATGCTGAATTTAGAAAGCAAAGAAATTCCAAACCTTATGTGATTAATTCGAAATTATAATTTTTAAAGGAGTCTTAAATGGCAAACGAAACTACCAGTTCAACCATTTCGGAACTATACACCGAGATAGTTGCAGAAGCATTATTCGTTGCGAGTGAGCAATCTATAATGAGAAACCTCGTCAGAAACTACACTATTGTGGGTGGTGGCAAATCAGTTGAAGTACCAGTATATGCGACTGTATCAGCATCAGCAGTAAGTGAAGCATCAGACCTTTCAAACACTGCAGTAAACCCAAGTTCGGTTACTATAACTGCATCAGAAGTTGGTGTTATGACAACATTAACAGATTTAGCTAGAAACTCAGCATCAAGAAATGTTGCAGGAGATATAGGTAGATTATTTGGTGAAGCTATAGCTAGAAAAGTTGATGCCGATCTATCAGCATTATTTACTGGCTTTTCAACAGAAAAAGCAGGTGGGGCAGGTCAAGAGCTTACAGTTCAAGACATATTTGAAGCTAGTGCAGAATTAAGAACTGCCAATGCTCCGGGTCCATACTTTGGTGTATTCCACCCTAAACAAATATTTAATGTTAAAAAATCTTTAACTAATACATTTGTTGGTAGAGATACAGAACTTTCAAATGAAGCTATGAGAAGTGGTTTTGTTGGAAATATCGCAGGGGTTCAAATTTTCGAATCCTCAAATATTTCTGTAGATGGCTCTGATGATTCAATCGGTGGTGTATTTTCTCAAGATGCTTTAGCATTAGCTATGATGCAAGATTTAAAACTTGAAACTCAAAGAGATGCAAGTCTTAGAGCAGATGAAATTGTTGCTACTGCAGTCTATGGTGTTAGTGAAATCCATGATACTTATGGAGTTAAACTAACTGCAGATACATTAGCTACATAATAACTTAACTTATGGGGTGGGCAACCACCCCTTTTTATTAAGGAATTAAATTTATGGAAATGATTAAACTTGTAAAAGGCGACAGAACTATTGAAAGACCTAAAGTTGATTATGAAAATAATTTAAAGATTTGGGATATTAGAGGTTGGAAACCTTATGTTGAAGCCAAGATAGAACCCAAAGTTGATAGTGAATGGCAAAAAGAACAACCCAAGAAACCTAAATATAAAAAGGCTAAGTAATGGCTACAAATTTATTTAGTGTTGCTCATAGCGATTTACAAAAAATACAACCAGATATTCTAGGTTTTGGTATAACAGATTTTGAAAATCAAATGCAGTTTGCTGAAAACGATGTTCTTAGACGTATTCGTGAAGAATGGTGGGAACGATATAGGCATCAAGTAAGATATAAAGATATAACCAAAATAACATCAGTTGAAATGGTTAATAGTAAACTTACAAACTCACAATGGCTTCAATCAGTTGTATATTTAACTTTGTGGAAATATGCCTATCCAATATTAACTAAATGGCGAGACCCTGATACTGGCGATGGCAAAGACACATTCCAAGTTCAAATTGATTTTTATAGAGATAGATACGAAGAAGAATTTAATGCTATTTTAAGAGATGGTGTCGAATATGATGAAGATGGTGGGGGTACTGTAAGCGATAGTGAAAAAGAATCATTACATCAATTAAGGTTGGTTAGATAATGGTCGCACTTAACATCAAGGTGAACACTATTGAAGTTGAGAAACATTTAAAAGAAATATCAAGAAAACAAAAGGCAGTTATTAATAAATCATTAAAAAGGGTTTCTAATATGGCCATACTAATGATTACAAGGCGAACACAGTCGGGTAAATTGCCAAATGGTAGTAATATGCGACCTTATGCCCCAAGCACTGCTAAAGGAAGAAGAAAAAGGGGTAGGCAAACTGGTTTTGTTGACTTAACTGATACTGGTAAAATGTTTAGAAGTCTTGACTTTAAAACTATGGGATTTAAAAGCACTTTATTTTTTGCTAATAAGGAAAGAGAAAAAATAGCTAGTTATCATGATACTTTTGGTGTAGGTCGTAGAAAAATTACTAGACCTTTTTTTGCTATAGGAAACCAAGAAGAAGATAAAATTATCAAAGAATTTAAAAACTTTTATTTTAAAGAAATAAGATTATGAGCAAAAGGGAAAATATAGCCAGTGATATTATTACTAAACTTGATGCAGTTACAAGTCCTATTGAGTTTAAAAAGATAACAAGAGAGCCATTTGAAGTTGAAGAATTGTCTGATGCACAGTTCCCTGCCATGTTTATACAAAGTGGCGATGAAACAAGGGAAGTTGCGAGTATAGGGGAAACTGGCAGTGGTTCTTATAGAGGTTCAATAGATTTTTTAATAGTGGCTTTTGGTAAAGGAACAACATCAAATATTGACACAGTACGAAATCAAATTATAGAAGTAGTTGAAGAAACCTTAGATAATGATATAACAAGAAATGGTAATGCGATAGATACACAAATTATTGAAGCATCAACTGACGAGGGAACAATATTTCCTTATGGTGGTGTAAGGATTACAGTAAGAGTTATTTATGAATTTACTAGAGGGAGTGCATAATGGCTAAAAATGTTACTATGAAAAAAGGCGAAACCATTGTAAAATGTTCGGAAGACCATATTGAGCATTTTCAGAATAATGGTTTTACTTTAGGAAATGAAAAAGCAGTTGTTAAAAAAACTGAAAAAATTAAAGAAACTAACGATAAGGAGTAATAAATGGCTACACATCATGGTAAAGAAGGGGTTGTAACTATAGGAAGTGATACACTTGGTAATGCAACTGGCTTCACAATAGATACTACACACGACGTTGTTGAAGATACACC